TATGTTGTTGTTGTATAGGTGGGATATCATTGAACTTGTTAGCAATCTATTGTTTTCTAGACAAAACGCATAGTTTGCCGCAAAATCATTAGGACCCATTCCTGGGAGACTTACGCTATGAAAATAGTCTGGCGTATGGTTGGTCCAATTCTCAAACCTAATTCCATACTTGTGGGTGGCGGCACACTCAGAAACCATTTCATTAACATTGATGTTGTATGGAGTCTGAAAGCCCTGTCTCCAATGTTCGGTCGAACCTTCACCGACTCCAATTATGCCAATAGATGAAGATGATATTACTGTTATTTTGTATAGTGGAAACATTCCACGAAGCATTATGGCCGTGATTAGTCCAGCAGTACCCGACCCAACAATACAGACGTGCTTTTGCATGTCAAACAAACCATGAAACGAATGAATATTTTATTTCGTCTGTAATATCCCCCACAGAGTTTGCGTAGTGGAAGTACGGAAAGTTGGATGGAAACAACAAAACTGCTCCAGCCTTTGGTTTTACAGTTATATCCAAGATTGGAAATACCAATTCCCCACCTGCATAGCCATCATTGAGATACCCAATAACACTAAGAACACGCTGGTTGGATGGGTGATGGTCAACATGACCACGGTATTCTGCACCACGCCCGTATTTAAGAACACGGTAACCTTCATCCTTGCTTAGGTTGAGTGCGTATTCGTTTCTGTAGTGCCACACGGCCTTGTCTGTGTCGGACCGAATTTTGTCCCAAGAATTACGAATTGGAATCAAGCGGTCAATTGCAAGTTCTGACTCAGCAACATTTAGTGGGGATAGTTCACACCCCAAAGAGGAACGGTAGTTGTCTGCTCTGAGGTTTTCGCCAGAGCCAACAAGTGTTCTAAACCAGGATAGATAGCCCCAATCGTTCTTGCATTCTTCCTCAAGCAAGTTTATGAAATTACCTGGAGTAAACACATTTTCATATAGGGATACACAATTACCGAGATCAATTGGTTTCATGTGATTATCCTACAATATCTGTGTTGGGAAAACAGAAGGTTTGCAGTCTGTGATATTGCCTTTTTAGAAAGATGCCAACCATTGAATCTGGTCCCAAATGGTCTTCAGGTTTAATTTGTAACCATACAGTGGGTCTGATTCAGCAGTCTCGGGAACTACGAATCCTGCATAGTCAAAGGTTGCTGGGTCTACCTGTAGTTTGAGTGCGGCATCATAGAGGTCTCGCTCAAGTTGATACTTGACTCGTGCCTTTGCTTCAACTAAATCATTTGCATCCAGTGTGGTAAATCCATAAGCCATGGCTAATTCTCCTGAGGTTTCGGGGTTGTCATTTTGACGATAGGTCATTATACATTACTTTCTTAGTTGTCTATGTCTCGTACGAGGGTTGTATCTGAAGATGCAATGTGTGTGCTTAAACTACGTGTCATCACGATTAGTGAGCCTGCACTACCAGGGTTGCCTGCACTGCCAGGATTTCCGGATGCTCCAGCGTTTCCTGAACCTCCAGCATTTGCAGTTCCACCTGCTCCACCTGGATAGGCAGGGTTATGCGTGGCTGGAGTTGGGTGCGTTGTGTAATGATGATTAACATTCCCAGGGTGTGCATTTCCAGGGTGTGAAAAAGCATTTCCGGGATGTGCACTTCCAGGGTGGTGGTGGTGGTGGCCAGGGTTATGGTGTCCAGGGTGGTGTCCGTTACACCCATATTTACTGTGTACTGAACAGTTGGCTGGCGTGTGGTGTGCCGCTTCGCCGGTGCAGCAACCATCGGGGTTGTGACCACCTGGGTTGTGACCAGAACCACCTGGGTTGTGACCACCTGGGTTATGAGAAGATGCGTGACCATGTCCAACAGGGTTTGAATGGTTGGCTGCGGCAATACTTGTACCAGCGTTTCCTGAAGAACCAGCGTTTCCACTACCACCGGGATTGCCACCTGCTCCGGGATTGCCACCTGTTCCAGATGTTCCAACACTAACAAAAGTACCCGAACCAACAATGGTCTTAGCGATAACAACCACAGAGCCTCCACCTACTCCATGTGTCCCCTTGATTCCTTTGGCACCGCCAGTTCCCGCCGCACCGCCAGTTCCTGCTGTTCCAGGGTTTCCTGCGCCCGAACCCCCGCCCGAACCTGCCGCTCCAGCATTTGCGGTTCCAGCAGCGCCAGCATTTCCAGCGGCACCATCTGTTCCGTCAGCACCATCACTACCAGGTGCTCCCACAAACCAACGATTCAATGTACTAGATGATTGATAAACACCATATACAAGGGCTTCGTAATCTTTAACTGCGCCAATAGCCAATGAGCCACCTGCACCAATTGACTCTGCTGCGCTATACCCATCACTTGCACCAAGGCGTGTCATCACCGAACCAGCAAGTACTCCTGTTGTCATGCTTGTTCCAGCAGGCATACCGACAGTGCCATTATTTGTTAATGTATTTTTTACAAAGATTTTAAATCCGTTTGTAAATAAAGTAATGGAACTGTTTACCGTTAGTGCTTCATAATACATATCACGAGATAACGATGTATTTGTGGAGACAACGACTGTCCCATCTAAACCATTGCCAAAAATCTTGTCTGTTCCTGTTTTTTGAACTGGTGCAGGTTTGAGTCTATTTATTTTAGCCATGTCAGGCTACCTGCATGTAATTAACAGTTCCGCTCGCGCAGGACGTTCCACCAGTGACATCTGTGGATACACCTGAATTAAGTACTGATGCTGATGACACAATCAAAATTACTCCACCGCCTCCGCCACCAGAGCCAGAGGTTCCTGGTGCTTTGAAGTAAGCAGTACCAGAAGATACCGTAATGTATCGAGCAGCGATAATAACTACACCACCACCCGCTCCCGATGCACCACCTGCGCCACCACGAAGGAATGTGGGTGTCGTTGTTGAAGCCGAGACTGCCCAACCCTTGATTGCTTGTAGTGGTTGTTGATAGTAGGCAGAACCACCAAGGCCAGCCACAGGTGCTGTAGCAGTTTGTGAAGCGCTGGCACCACCGAGACTATGTATGACAGCCGTGGTTGCTGCACCACCTTGTGCAATGGATCCAGCAGTGGACTGACCTGTTGTGTACCCGACAATTGCACCCGAGGCAAGGGTTAATGTTCCCTGAACAAACACTCTGTAACCACCACAATTTAATGTAATTCCTTCACCGATGGTGAGATTATTGTAAAACTTGTCAACAGTCAATGTGGTATTAGCCGAAATTGTGACATCGCCATCAATACCAGTTCCGTAAACAGGGTCAGGAAGGTTCAGGTACGTTGCGGTAGCAACCAGTGCGCTGGAAATGGATGAAGTTCCTTCAGCCGTTGATATTCCAGTTCCGTTCATCCGAACGAAAGATGCCACTACGCCTCCTCGATACCTGTGAGGATAATGTTTACAGCACTGTTTGCGCTGGCGTATCCAATAATTTGATCACTAGTGGTCGCACTTGCGGCTGCTCCAGTGTTGTTGAGCACCAATAACGTAGACATCATAACTGTTTCGTTGGCAGCCAAAGACAAGGCCGTAAGGAAGTTTTGTGTTGTTGCCTGTGCTACGTTGAGTGGCTTTAGCACCAAAGTCACCGTCACAGCACTAGCAGTGGTGTTACAGAGCACAATCTGCTTAACAATTGCTGTTGTGCTAATTGGTACCGTGTATAGGACCGAAGAAGATGTTGTTGTCAACTGGGTTGGCCCAGCAAGACGCTTTTGTGTAAATGCCATTAGATGACCTCCATGTAAAGTTGAATTAGACTATCACGCACTGCTGTCGTAAGCGCATAACCAGATATTGATGCACCACTAGGAATTGTGACCGTGCCAGTAAATGTTGGTGAGGCCAACGGAGCAATTACGGTGGTATCAACCGCTACTGTCGGGGTGGCACTTTCTCCTGAGTTATTTGTGAGCGTTACTCCGGTGCCAGCAACAAGAGACGTTACGTAGCTACCGGTTGTGTCGGTACCAAGAGTAATTGGCTGGTCAACCCAAGCCGTGCCGTTGTACATCAAGAAATCTTTGTCGGCTGCTGCAGTAATTGTTACGCCAGTAATGTCATCAATGTTGCTAATGATTGGAACTGCGTCGTTAACCCATGCTGTGCCATTCCACTTCAGGAACTGACCCGAAGTGGCTGTTGTAATTGTTACATCACCAATGGCATCAAGGGTTGCTGGAGTTAGAGATGCCGCATATGATTCTGTGGCTATATCCGCATAGGCTGACCCGTCGGTTGTTAATTCCCATTTATCTGAGGTTTCGTTCCAGCGGAGTGCCACGTTCGCTGATGAGCCTCGCTCAACTTCAATTCCTGCATGCTGACCGTTAACGGGCGCACCAGTTGCATTGTTATTAAGAACGATAATGTTGTCGTCAATAGTCAAGGTTTCGGTATTGATTGAGGTTGTGGTTCCAGAAACAGTCAAGTTCCCAGAAACGGTCAAGTCATTGGCAGTAGCAGTGCCCGTGAAGGTTGGTGAAGCAAGTGGAGCAAAACCTGAAATAGAAGCACCAGAAGGAATCGTTACGGTTCCAGTAAATGTCGGCGAAGCAAGGTTGGCTTTTAAGTCAAGAGCCGTTTGTTGAGCCGTGGAAACCGGCTTTGCAGTATCGGCAGTGTTGTCCACCGAGCCAAGACCCACCATTGTTTTGGTGATTCCAGAAACCGTTCCCGTAAATGTTGGCGAAGCGAGGTTTGCCTTGAGATCTAGTGCAGTCTGTTGAGCAGTTGAAACTGGCTTGGCTGTGTCTGCGGTGTTGTCCACATTGCCAAGACCCACATCGCCTTTTACCAATCCCGAAGGTGAAGTAATTGTTTTATTGGTAAGGGTCTGCGAACCAGTAGTGGTCACCAAAATTGAAGTATCGGCAATACCGTGAATACTTGTCGTATCTGCCTCGTGGTTAGAGAGCGCCGTGGCAGCATTGGTTGCGGCAGTTGACGCTGCGCCATAGGCATCAAAAGTATTTGTTGTTACAGCAACGGTAGGTGTTGCGCCTTCGCCAGAGTTATTTGTAAGAGTGATTCCTGTGCCAGCAACAAGAGATTCGACATACGAACCGATGGTGTCTGTTGAAAGGTTTACGGCATCATTAATCCATGCTGTGCCATTCCAACGAAGGAAGTCTCCGCTTGCGGCACTAGTAATAGTGACATCCTTGAGATCGTTGAGATTGCCTTCGCTTAATTCTGCGGTAATTGAGTAAGGAAGGGCAGTCCATGCATTGGTGTTGTTACCAATCTTGAATTTGCCAGTATCTGTTTCATAACCCATTTCACCAGTCGTGAGGGTTGGGTTGTTTGATGTCCAGTTGGCTGCAGTATCTCGTCTAAGCCTAATTCGTGTTGACATATTAAGCAGCGCCCCCGTCTAGAACGTCATCGGCTCCATCGTAGATGGCAGTAGCGCTTCCACCATCAAGTGACGTCGGAATAGTTGTCACTTCATTCCATGTCGAGTTTGACCTAAAGTAAAGTGCATCATTGGTTGTGTCAACGGCTAAGGCTCCGTTGGCAATTGATGTACTCGGTGCACCTGCGGTCGTAAGTGTTACTACGCCAGCAGCAGCCTGGAATACGTCATCTGTTTTGAGTGTGTCAGCAGCGCTTCTATATAGTGTTGTGTCTCCAACAGCAGCACCACTACCAAAAGTAAGTTTTCCACCAGCATCAACTTTTAGACGGGGTTCATCTTCGGCAGTTACGCCGACTTCAACAGCAGAGGATGCTGCGGTAGCGAACTTGCGCGCTTTTATTTTGTCTAAAAATGCTGGCATTGGCCTCGACCTTACCGATTATGAACCCCTCAGGGTTATTTGGATTATCCTATGATTACAACTCTGTACTGGTCTGCTGATGGTGCGGCACTGAATATCAGCGACAAAGTATCCGCTGTGGTCAGTTCTACATCAGTAAAAACTTGGGCATACGGTGATGCTACTTCAAACAAGGAAACTTGCAAGTCACGGGTGTTGAGTGAGTGGGTGACAACAATCGTTGTTGCCGAACCATTACCAATGGTTGCCGAAACCTTGGTTGTTGCACCGAGGTTTGCGCGAGCCGTGGCGGCAGTTGTTCCACCAGTACCACCGTTTGCTAGTGGAAGTGAAGTGGTGAAGGAAAGGTTGCCAGAACCGTTGGTGGTAAGAACCGCACCAGCAGCACCGTCGGCACCAACTGCCGAAATAATTGATGCTTCTGTGGTTCCGATAATCGTTGTGAAGTCTAAAGCCCCAGCACCGTTGGTCGTAATTGCTTGACCAGCAGTTCCGTCACCACCAGCGGCAGCAATAACTGCTGCGGCAGTAACTTGAGCGGCGGCTGTGTTTGTGGTTACGATGTCGTAATAGGCTGATCCATCGTTGGTTGTCTGCCACTTATCGGTGGTTTCGTTAAAAATCAATTTAACATTGGCTGAAGTTCCACGCTCAACCTCGATACCAGCATCGGTTGACGGTGCACCAGTAATTCCCGAGTTAAGGGTGATGATGTTATCTTCAAGCAGAATTTCGTTTGTATTGACCGTTGTGGTAGTTCCACTAACCGTCAAGTTTCCAGAAATAGTCAAGTTATCAAAGGTGACGCTGTCCGATGTTCCAACAGCCTGACCGATTGCGATGGTGGGTGTTGCACTCTCACCAGAGTTGTTGGTAAGTGTTACACCAGTACCAGCAACAAGCGAGGCTACATAACTTCCACTTGTGTCTGTTCCGAGTGCTACCGAGTTGGCAGCAATGGTGGTAACGATGTTGATTGCGGCAGAACCATCAAAGTTTGCGGTACCTGTTACGTCACCCGAAATCTCAATTGCTCGCGTTGTGGCAAGTGTGGTAGCGGTTGAGGCATTACCACTCAATGCCGCGGTGATTGTTCCAGCAGCGAAGTTACCAGAACCATCACGGGCAACGATTGTGCTGTTGCCGGCAGATGCCGATGCGGTGGTTGCTGAGTTGGAAACTTTGCCAGCAGTTGAAATCGTGGCAAGTTTGCTGTCAGCAATGTCTGCAGAGGAACTGATGTCAGCGTTGACAATGGTGCCATCGGCAATCATTGCCGAAGTGACGGTACCAGAAGGCAGGGTTACAGTACCAGTGAAGGTTGGCGAAGCAAGAGGTGCTTTTGTATCAATTTGCGTCTGAATCGCAGAAGTTACACCGTCTACATAGTTGAGTTCTGTGGTACTTAGGGTAGCACCATCAAGAATGTTGAGTTCGGCCGCATCGGAAGTAACACCACTAAGTGCCGACGCTTCCCAAGCAGTGCCGTTGTAGACCTTGAGGGCATTTTCTACGGTATCAAAGTAAACCTGACCCTTGACCGGGCTAGCTGGGGCCGTAGCAAGGTTCTGAATTACCGCATTCTGCAATTCATTCTTGTTAAGGTTTAAGTTATTTAAATGCTTGGCCATGGTTATCTACTCTTTCCGTTATGAGAGGTATGCTTTCCCAGTAAAGGCACTGGAAAAGTTTATCACTAGTTCGTTATCTGACGAATGAACAATGTCACCCATAACGACGTTTTCTGCGCTGTCAACAACCGAGACACCACCTGGGCGATAACCGAGGTTATGTGTGATAGTCCATGCCGCCGAAGAACTTGACTGCGTAAAGGTGAAAGTGGTTGCCTTGTTGATCCACGCCGAACCGTTATATACCAATCCTTGACCAGAAGCGGCGCTAGTGATTGTTACGTCGCCAAGGTCGTTAAGTGTGGATGACGATGCTGTGGTGAAGTAATAAAGAGCACTCCAGACGGATGTTCCGTCGCCTATCTTGAATTTTCCGGTGTCGGTTTCAAATCCAGCCTCACCAGCGAACAAAACTGGGTTTGCGGCAGTCCATTGAGCAGCAGTTGAGCGCCTGAGTTTGATTCTGTATGACATCGCACCGTCTTTGCATGGTTGTATCGGAATACGAACTTCGTACTATTATGACATATGAGAAGGCTGGTTATGGTAGGATTTTTGTTATGGCAACAAAAAAGAAAGTAACAGTCAAAAAGGCAGCAAAGCCCAAAAAGGCATCTGCCAAAACTATTATTCCTGTTGTGCCTGACCGCCCAGATGACGATTTTTCAACAGATAGTCCAAAGTTTGCATTCAGTCACTCTGTTCCCGAAGATGGTGAGCTAGAACGAATATTGCCTATTGTTGAGCAATTACAAGAAGAACCAGTTATAGAAGAGGTTATTGAGATATCCGTAGAGGAGGATGCCCCAACTGGCGGTGTCCACCATGTTGTTGCTACCCCCAATATTGAGCCAGCTCAAGGTTCAGAATCTACCGAATTTTATATTGATTACGGCATTTCCTCAGAATTGGCAAAATCAATTGCTGAAAAATTTGGAATCCACTACAAGCAGGTTGACATCATCCTTAGTGGGTCGGGCGAAGAAATCGAAATAAGTTTTGGCAGGATTTACCTAAGTGGGGAAGATGTTGCAAGGCTTTCAATAGGTTCGCAATAAAGCGCTTCTAGCTAAGAGACGTAAACCTTCCCAGAAAAAGCAGTTGAAAAACTGACGGTAAATTGGCTCATGCTTGTATGTGTCACATCGCCAACCACTATGGATTCACCGCTGTCAATGACCGATATGCCGCCTGGGTAATAACCTAGATTGTGGGTCACTGTCCATGTCGATGATGCCGATGACTGGGTATGAACATGTGAGCCACCAGTTGCGCCAGTTGCACCCTTGTCGCCAGCTAGGTGAATGTTCCAGCTAGCAAAGAAACTGCTCCCACCAAAACTGTCACATGTCATAGTCATGGTGGTTCCAGAGATTGTGACTATTCCCTCCATGTAGTTGGTCGGGTCAACGGCAGATGCTCTTACTCTGGCGCCAGTAGCAAATGCACTGGATGCCGTACTCAGTGTGAAAACCTTTGTTCCAGCACCAATACTGACGCTTGTTGCAGACGTGACGCCAGCATACCCAGCACCAGTATCGCCAGTTCTTGCAGTTCTAACTTGAAGTAAATTGGGTGAATCTTGATTTACGAAAACTTGATTTGGTGCATCTACGAGAACGGAAACAACTGGTGATGTGGTGGTCATCTCGTAACCTCCAGCGACAGGGTTATGGTGCCTCGTAGCAATCTACTGACGGCACCGGTTGATGTTTTGATAATTTCCAAATCGTAAACACCACTACTAGTAAGCGATGAGGTCATCGTGTCCGTGATATTGATGCTTATCGCATTGTTGGCACCGTCCATGACGGTTATCCCGTTACCACTGACGGTTGGGCTGGTTAGGGAAATCATGGGGGTTGTGCTCTCAACGGTTCTGCGAATTTGCATCCGTGCTGTGTATCCAGTCAAATTGAATGCTTCATACACATCTGGGTCAAGAACGGTTGGTTCCATGACATCAATCAAACGGTAGAACGTGGTGCCCTGTTCTATTGTTATGTTGTACTCACCAGCAATCATGGGCGCGTTCTCCTAATCAAGGACTTAGAAGATTGTAGATTAGGAACCCTTGTCCCTGCGGACAGTTTCAGATTAAAGTACTGAAGCAGAGTCCTTGTTTGGGCCGACCTTCTTGAGACCAAGTGCGGCCGCAACAGTGAGTGCCAAAGCCGTGACTCCGACCTTAAGGTTGTCTGCATTTGTCAACGAATCAAAATCTAATCCGCTTGCCATTGCTGAACCTAGCCAACCAGAAACAAAAGCCATTACTGATCGTTCTGCTGTGTCTTTAATGAATTTGCTGTTCATGTCTACCTCTTTCTAGGGGTATCTATATATTATCATTTTGTTCAGGTAAGTACGCCTTGGTCAAAGGCACCAAACTCTGAATCGTTTAGAATGAAACCAAACTCATCTAAGGTTTCGTGTAAAAGGGTATATCCAGCAGGTTTGGCATCTTGGAGTACTGCGAGCACCGCTGGACTTGAGGTCCCCTCTACGGGATTCCCTGGGGTCTCAGAAACCAATGTTCTAACCATAATCTCAAACCTATTGCCTTCGTGGAGAGGGCTCACGAGAACCGACTTGGTATCCGAGAGAGCGAGTCTGGCAGAGTTTTTTAGTGCAGTTCTCGTTCCAGCAATTTGACCATGGGACTTGGTCGAAATCTGCCACCTTGGGAAATCCACATCATCGCTGACCACATCTGTACCACTGACGACAATTTGCTCCCTTAAGTCCGTTGCCACAAATTGGGCAGCCCAAGGCATTGTTGCGCTTGACATTAAATTTGGATTTGTGAGCTTACTCCGTGACAGGGCATACAGGCTTGATCCCAATATTTGACTTGTTGAGTTTGCATCTGCTTGACCAACTGTTGCAAACTCATTGAAGGAGTCCATCAATTTTGACATATTCGCAGTCAGGGAGTGATACAGCTTGTCCATCGGGCGCGTAGGTGCGATGGATGTGTCATCCACATCTCGATAAATGTCTGGAAAAAAGACTTTGGACAATTGGGAAAATTGATTATGAACATGGGGTTTATTGTCCGTCAGGGTTGTCATGCTCACATAAAAAGTATCCACATTGGAGGAAACCAAGGTTGCTTTGAGGTTTTTTGAATATGTTGACAAATCGCCAAAAGTTTTAGCATTTGAAAAAATCGGACTCCACACACCGACGACAGTGGTATTTGTGTATCCAGTTTCGGTCGTGTACGCATCGTCGGCATTGTGAAGGTGGGCAGTTATTTCAAGCGGTGAGTCGCAATACACCATGCAGTGAAATATCAATTCATCTGCAATTTCGGGAAATTCAATCTCAAATGATGCCGTTCGCAATGTTTGAAGAGTTGCCTGACTGTTCTCAATTTGCAAGGTGAATCTGTCACCCGAATAAAACGGCGACAATACTGCAGTCAATGTTGCCGGAGAGTCAACAGACCAAGAATTGGTCAAAATATCAGTCGCCGTATATGAAGATATTTCAGAGGAACTTGCATCTGTCGCCAGGCGATACAAAGCCAGTGTGTCTGGCAAGAGATTTCTTTGGAGTGATCTCACTGGTAACCCACCGTGAGGGTCAGGTCAGCAAGAAGAAGTTCTGGCAAAACCCCCTTATTGCTAAACAGCAAATCATCCCCCGATGCCGTTGTGCCAGAACACGACATTGAAAATGAAGGAACATATATAACACCCGGTACCGACATGATGCTGGAGATTACAAAAGATTTTCTTATCTTGTCTTCGGTATCAATGAATCGGGTCGGAGAAAGCACGTTCACCAGTGTTGACTGAATACCATCAATCATTGATTGAAGGTTGCTATCTTTGGCTATAATCACCGAAGTAGTAATGACTGGATTTTTTATCTGAATATCCTCAACAATCAAATTCAAACCAGCAACCATTCGTTCCTGAAGTTCAATCAAGATTTCTTTTCGTGCGAGAAAATTCAAGGGAGCACCGTTTCCGTACAAGAACAAGGATATATAGCCAGGCGCTGATGTGGCATTTTGTGCCCTGCTCGCATCTGCATTCATCAAATCCACAGCCTTGGCTCTGTTGATTGTTTCAAATTGTGCTAAAGCAAATGTCTCAATTTGTTTGGCTGTTGCAAGAGCATTGCCAAGCGCTCTCAGATATGTGGAGAACCTAGCAACAAACTCAGCATCTGACTCCTCTTGGGTTCCTTGTTCAAATGTGTCTAAAGCAACTGCTGAGTCGCTCACAAATTGCGAATTCTGAATTGTCAGAACCTTACCAGCCGCTACTGGTTGTCTGTATCCAATCTCTGTTGCCACAAGGGTTACTTCTGTTGAAGGGAGGGCAGTTGGTGGATTTGCCGACAAATCTGGCTCTACGGCGCCAATGATGGCAGGGGTTGTTATTTCGTAATAATCGCTATAGGTAGTACCACCCGACACGTATGTGCATTCAAAAGTTGTTCCTTCTTCCAATGTTCCACCAGCGTAATCAAGAGCAGTTATGGTCGCCGTAACGGTTGCGAACTTTACATTGCGTCTTGTCACGCCGATAAGGTTTGCCAATCCCTCCATGAGCATGTTCGGCAAGGTGTTTATGTGATTAACTGCTATTGATGTCAGGTATGAAAATGCCTGCACAAGTGCATCTTCAATAGTTCCTGGCTTGACGGACAAACCCGGAATGTTCAATTGGAGTAACTCAAGTGTGCTCAAGTAGAGTTCGGCAGGGTCTCTATCAAAGAGCTGCATGTTTACGTATGGCCTGAAATCAGCAGACATGTTATCTCCCTTCGAAGGATACTTTGAATTTGGATTCACCAGTTTCTTCGTTTAATTCAATTTCTGCCTCAGTGATGGATATCTCTGGAAAAAAACGAGAAGCCTGCAACAAGAATTGACCCCTGTCAACCTCTTCAAATGTTGGATCAAAAACTCCAAATGTTGGAGAAAATGGGTGTGTCTGCGGTTCAGTTAATGCGCACATTGACAATAATTGTGCATAGTAATCGGTACTATCTTGATCCAGAGTGGCGAAAGACCCAGAATTGTCAAGTTCAAGCGGAAATTTCAGGGTTGGCATATATCTAGTCCTTTTATTTTAATGAGTATGCGAAGTAGAACTCTTGCCAGTCATAGCCGACTCAAGTGCAGCAATTCTTGCGGTAAGCGATGCAATAGTGGTGGCCATGGTGGCAACTACTGCGGCACTAGCGAACACATCTACTACTATATTACACCTTCCAAGGATGGCACACCTTTCACGATCATTGTTCAAGAGAGCCACATAAACCACATCTTTGGGTTTGTACTGATGGAGGGCAGTCACACCAACTGCCTGACCAGTCATACTTATTGACAAATCTGGTATTCGAACTGAGACGCTGTTTCCACTAACTGCACCGACCACCCCTAGCCAAACCCCACCACCAACAAATGGATGAGGACTACCATTGTCCCTATTGATGACATCTAGGTCTCCTAGTCCATAATCGCTCATTGTGGTGGTCGGTTTCCCTGATAGGTTGACGAAACTTGAGATTTAATATATGGAGCTATAACGTCTGGGCCAATAGCATCTAGGGTGTTTTTGTAAAGTGGACCAACGGGGAGATTTACTATCTTTTCCTTAGGTCTGCGCTCTGGCGTGGCAAACGAGATTCCGACTGGGTTGGGTGATCGCTCTTCAAAGTTGACTGCAGTTATTAAGTAGTAACCCGTAAATGTTGGTATTCCACCAATAAAAACTGTCATTCCAGGGCGGAGAGCAACACCATTTGTTCTTTCAATTTGGGCATCGCCTTGAGCCTCCATGGGGGTGTTGTCTGATTTTTGCATACTAGGCATTCTCATTGCTGGAAAATCTCTTCCATATGGGCCAGGCATGATTGGCACATATCGGCGGGTGACATCTTTGGAAACTTCTACCCCATTGATTTTTACTTTGTGGCTGTACGTGATGGACTCTGAACCCCACTTATACATCAGCCATTTCATTGATGCAAAATACAGAGTTCCATCTGACTCGAAGCATTTGAAGTTCGCTGCTTGTGCAAGATTTTGAATCACATCCCAGACGGAGTCTGCTTCCTTCTCACCGCTTGCCTTGGTTATCTTCTTGTTCTTGGTTGTTGGTTCACCAACGAATTTAAGTCCAAATTTCTTTGCTACGGCTGCAACATAGGCGGTTCCATTGCCACTTACACTGCCCGGTGTTTTGTCTCGCTTCATTTGTTGACATGCCTTTGTTCTGCACTTTATTGTCCATATCGTGGAAACACTATTTTCTTGGCTGCAAGACACTTCTGCTACTTCCATTAAAAGGGTATACAACGAGACTGCCACTTTGCCAGCATCGGCAGTTGTGGATGTTGATTTTATGGCCTTTGTAACATAGGTAACATCTCTTGCAATGCTGAAGTAGTTCGCAGCAGCAAAACCAGTTCCCACCTTGCTCTGGAGCGTTCCAGATGCCTGTCTGTATTGGTCGTAGTCGCTGTCAATTATCTTTAGTGTTAGTTCTGTTATGGCATCCATACTGTAATTAATGTCAGCAGAAATAATAGAATCGTTTATTTGTTCCATTATATTTGCTGCAACCGAACCAAATGTCACACGAAAATATTCAAAGCCCCGAATCGGCAATGTCGGATTATTCTGAAAGGGCGAATTGGCGTTGGACATGTTCTTACCCGGTAGATCGTGAGATTAAGGGAGTGAATAGAGGTACGTAACTATCTTTTTCTGTAATAATTTTGTCTTTATCGCATTCTTTCTTGCACGGTCTTATCGGTGGCATTTGGACTATGTCAACTTTTTCAATTGGTATTTCTTGTAGTGTCATAGTGCATGATGCTCGTGAAATCTGATTTGCCACAGTGCTAGACACTAGGGCCGTGGGGTTGGATGAGGTCCTTTGAACAGCGGTTACGCTAAATTCTTGAATTACAAATTCGACTCCCCTACCGCTATTCAGAGAAGGCCAACGAAGTTCATCCTGCATGAATTTGTCCATGTTGAGAAAGGTCACTGGATATGGTGCTTGTGCCATTTCTCTCAATTCATGAATTTGATCTTCACATGAGTAATACAGACCAAACCCAGCTTGATTTTCCTGCGCCATGCTGACTATGTCAAATGTAAAACTAACCTTGAGCAACTGGAAACTAGCCCAATCAACTATTGGGTAGCCGCCGGTGCGCTCTATTTCTGTCCAGTTAACTCCCAAACCAGTATAGTTGACGTTATTTGGGACAAAGGGGAATACGAAACTTCGTATTGGTGTTCCATTAATTTGTTTGGAACTCTTCAGACCTTCGTATGTTTGAATTAATGTTGGCCTTGAAGTTGATTGACCAGTGGATCTAATACCTGCCCGATAGCCAGCCAATCCTCTCGTCACGGTAATTTTTATGGTTTCGGATGCTGAAGAGGCTGTCTGGTTGTTGGCATTTTTTTGCAGGTTTTTCTGTTGCTGATTCTTATTCATGTTCTTGTTTTTATTACCTGCTTGTCCAGAATTGTTGTATCCTGAATTTGATCCATTATTGCCACCATTGCCACCGTCACCAGAGCCGCTATAATCAGCGCTAGTAGATCCAAATATTTTGCTCAAACCTATATATAGGGGATCTTTTTTCCACTCTTCTTCGGCCCTGGCTGGAGTGAGTTTCTTGACTTTAATCAAATAGGCAATTTTTCCTTCCCTAATGGCTTTTAGGGTTTGTTCTTTGAATTGCTGAATTGGCAGACCAAGTCTGGCTGAGAAATAAATAGCCTGCTGAAGAGATTCTAGGGAAACAGTCCCCCCTGCGGCCAAGGTGTCTTTGCTGGTGTTGATAACTTTCAGGTATTTTGCGACAATGTCATCTGTCTGTGTCGTCGTTGTTGACCCACTTGATGGAGACGAGGACGGGAGACCAGCTACGACGGGGAGATTCGCATAACCTTGAAGACTGAACTTGAAACCGAGTGAAACTGCTGGATCGGTTCCCGATCCTGCGTAGGCTGGGTAGCCAAATCCTGTGAAGTAGCCGTTAAACGTTTGGGTTGCCGCGGCCTTCATTGACAAATTTTGTAGGAAGGTTTCAATCCCTTTGGCATATGCCATCACACCGTTATGTGTAAAGCCAGCAGATTTGAGGAATTTTCCAGCGTGTTTACCTAGATTGCATGCTTGGGGATCGTTGAGCTGTGTTTCTGCAGCTTGAGCACTTGTTATCTTGCCATTGTTTACAAAGGTTACATTGGATGAACCAGCGTTCTGTGATCTTTTGTGACCAGGAAGAACGTAGATGTAGTCCGACCTAAGTGCTTTTTGAACGCCACCAACAGTAACGGTGCCCTCTATGTTGTTATTTAGACTTGGATGCGCTTCCCCAAATGGCGCTGTTGAACTACCTACAACAATTCCGTTAAAGAAAGTTTCCCCGTCAGCTCGTTTTCTTTGTCCCCAGTTTCTACTGGTTTCATTTCCAGCATCAAAGTCCAAGTTATATGGCACCCAGTTTACAAATGGTTCAAGTTTAATGCCGTCTACTATTGACAAAGATGTAGAACTAGCCGCAATCTTTGCTATATCCGTGAAGAAATTTTCAAGTTGAGTATAGTTTTCTCCAGATAGCAAAATCTGCTGGCGTGATCCCTTATGGTCAACATAAAATCTTGAATATTTAAGGGATTGGGAACCATATGGATAAATGTTTCCCACCTTCTTGAAACTGGTATCGGATTCATCTATTAGTTTGAGTTGTGATCCAGTAAATGTTGGTTGAGAAATTGTTGGAGCAGTACTTGATCGTGATGGAAGTGAAGTTTGTTGCTGCGAAATCTGCGCAGGAGCTGTATCAATGAGGTAGTAGGTGGTTTCAGTTCTTCCTGCAATTTTTGGCAATGGTATTCTGCCGCTGGACCCACCCTGGATGCCACCATTGTATTGAGATGTTATAAAATTGTTGGCGAAAGCAGAACTTCCCGATGCACTTCTAGCTGCTCCCGAACCCACGGGTCCTTGTGACAAATTCAAAGCTCGCTCTTCGTATTGTTCCTTATCGTGATAAGGATCTGTGACCACATACCAATCAACCAGTGCAAATCGTTTGTTGCCTTGATAGTCTTTCCACCCGATAAACAGCACATTGTAAAAACCATTGGCGAAAGCACCGGACGGAATTGAACCCTTTCCATTTACATCGGACGGAACATTGCTCCCTATACGGGGAAGAACTGGCTTTGTGACTCTTTTGTCGCCGTAAATGTCAAATGCCCCAGGAACAATTTCTCGATAAACACGCAGATACACATCTCTGTCATAGGTCTGTGTGTTTCCAACAAAACCCACGACTTTGCATTTTCTGACGAAATTGGTTGCTTGGCAACTAAAGACTGGATTGACGCCCAACTGCGAGCCGACACTGTATGTTCCATACCTGTTTTGAGTACTGCCGGAACTACTTAGACCCCAAACAAAAACTTTTTTATTTGTAGAACTAGATGTATCAAATGTCATGGGCGGAATTGTCAAACTTAAAGTAGAGTAGTCAATTGGCTGTGCTATTGCCGTGCTACCCGGTTGCACCCCTAGGTCTAGGACTAGGACATCTGCTGGGTCATTGGGTGGGGTGGTGCTCATGAGCGTTGCCTTATATTATCAATTTGTGTTTTCATCTTTCGTACGGCTATTGTGGCAATTTCCTCAGCACTGGCATTTGGGCCACCCGTTACGTTCATATTGATGGAGATTCCCTCGCCGCCGCCCGAAGCCATTGCTGGTGCCGTAGATGTTTTGGCTGGATAACCCGTATCGCCGTATGGACCGCCGCCAGGAACG